TCAGTAATTTTCCATGATTTCGGCTACATTTGCCTTAAGTTTTTTAGTTATGTGGGTATAAATTTGGGTAGTTGTCTTTGCATCTGCATGGCCTACACGGTCCATGATTGCTTTTAGGGGAACCCTATTTTCTGCAAGGCGACTTACTAGAGTATGTCGGAAGATGTGACTGGTCAGATTTTTCTGAATCGGTTTATCTAACCTTTCATTTGCTTTCTTGAGTGCCAGGTTGAAGGCATTGGTCTGGATTGGGACACCGTTCTTTGTTGTAAATATGTATCCCATATCCCTATACCGTGGGTTGGTATTCTTTTCTAGCTCATTCATGAACTCAAGCTCTTGAATGATTTCCATTTCCCTAGTTGTCATGATGGTTTCACGATAAGAGGCTAGTGTTTTGGGGTCTGTCTTCTCACCATTACGATAGCCCTCAGTGTGGTCAAATGTCCCATGGAGTTGTAGCACCTTGGTTTCAAAATCATAGTTATGGGGTTCAATGCAAACCGCTTCACCAATACGACATCCGTTTAGGCTCATAAATTCTGCAAGTAAAGCTGAACGGTAGGTGCTAGGTCGTCGGGCAAATTCTTTTAGTAGAGGCTTGATTTCATCTTCCTCAAGATATTTTTCCTCAACTTTTTTCCAATCTTCCAAAGTCTTCTTGATCCTTGGAAGTTTAGCCTTTCTTGATGGATTGTCTTTGATGATGTCCAGGTCGACTGCATAATCAAAGGCAAGGTTCAACATGGATTTGTTACGCTCTTTTTTGTTCCTGGAACAATCTAAGTTATCCAAGTAGGTTTGGACATATTTAGGGTTGATATTGACAACCTTAATATCAATTCCAAAGCTTTCTCTAATATCCCTTATATTGCCTCTCAGAGAGGCTATAGAGGAGCGTTTTATCTCTTGCTGGTAAAATCCCCACCATTGGTCAAGAAGATCTGTAAAGAGCATTTCAGAGCTTCTGAGAGTACTTAAGATTTTAGCAATTTTTTCATCAAGTATCTTTTGAGCTTCTTTTCTAATTCGTGGTGTGTCTTTTTCCATGAGTACGGATGTTCTTTTCCACTTGTCTGTGTATGGATCTTTATATCTTTCAATAAAATTTACTTTTCCGCTTTTATGTTGTTCTGTCCACATTGATTTTTACCTCATTTCTTGATAAAATGGGTACAGTAAAAGGCCAGATTTTTACTCTGGATAATTACTATATCTGCTAGCCTTACGCTCTCCTCGACCAAAATTTGAGCGTAGGGCTTTTTTGTGTTATTTCAAACCACTTGAATATTTGTAAGACAATAGCCAGCTTTCATCTGCTTGTTTAACAAACTCAAGCGAAACACTTTTATATTCTGAACCGCCGAACGTATCATAATCGACGTACTTCGAAGTATAGTCGCCAGATGTTGACTCTGTCTCGCTTTGGGGCTCTCCGTATTTCGCAATAACATCGTTATAGTTAGCTCCACCAGTTCCTTCCAAAGAATCCCCAACAACTAAAGCGTCGAAATCAGCTTTTGTCCATGTGAAATTATCATCTACTTCTTGTTGTGATGATTCAATTTCTTTTTCTACTTTCGATACAGACTCATCAACAGCTTTACTAGCTTCGTCGAGAGCTTTCCCATACATTGACTGCGTCATCAAAACTACAACCATCGCAACTACAGAAAGAACAGTTCCGATGATAGCTAGAGTTTTCTTATTTTTTCGATTGACTACCAAACCAATAATACCCAAGATTACCGCAGGAATTGCAATAACGAAAGATACATTGTTTAAAATTGGTATCCACGACCCAAGAAGGGCGATAGCGCCGAAAACAATGGCTAAAATCCCAAGGACTTTCTTTTCGTCATTTTTCATATATTTTCTCCTTCAGCTTTTAATGTGGTTCAGTTTTTGCACATATTTTTATTTTTCTCTATAAACGTCTACAACTTCTCCAATGATTCGGAAGTCGCTATCTCTGTCGATTTTTATATCTTTGTATTCTGAGTTTAGACTGTGTAGGAATGCTCCATCTTGATTAATGTGAAGTTGTTTGATATATGCATCGCCATAATACTCAAACACTCCTATATCACCGTCAGATAAGTTAACAGATAACTTCACAAAGATATAATCACCAGAATGATAGTCTGGTTCCATGGAGTCTCCGTAGATTGGAACGACAAAATCAGCATCTACTTTGACTGGTAATTCGATCTGTTCGACTTGAACATCGTTTAGATACTGACCTGTGCCTGCTGAAGCTGGTTGATCGTAGTAGTTGTATGTATAGTATATGGATAGAGGTTCGTTTACTGTATTCTTACTATCTTCTACTGTATTTTGTCCATCCAAGAGCTTATTTCCATACCGTATCCAGTTTTTGTGATTATTCTGATTCAAATCCATATCTAATCTTAAAACTTCGTCAGAGACGATCTTAGGGGCTTCTGCGGGGACAGTAGTTTTATCAATAGGCGGAAACAGGTCGTCTATTGAAATATCAAATGCATTCGCTAATTTAAATAAAGTATTCTTTTTAGGTGTTCGAAATCCTTTTTCGTAGTTAGCAATAGTTGTATCTCCCATATCAATCTTTTGGGCTAATTCTTTTTGTGTTAACCCTTTTAGTTTCCTGAATTCTTTAATTTTGGAACCAATATAGAGAGCTAGTTCTTCATCAGTCATAAGCTTACCTCCTTTTACATAAGAGTATACCACAAAAATTCACGGATTGAAAAGTTTTTTGTATTTTTCTTAAAAAAACTGTTGACACTTCACGTAAAGTGAAGTATAATATAATCAAGGTCAAGGAAATGACCGAGAAAGGAGGCAAGTCCAATGAACGACTTAGATACTTGGCTCGCAAGAGTTGTAACTGGTGTCGGGATTGCAGTAGCAATCTCAAAGGAAGCTCGCTCTTGGTACGTTAGTATTAAAGAGCAACAAAAAAAGCGTCAACCGAAACCCCGCAAGTGGAAAAGGTAAACGCTAGATAGTTGAGAGGAGGGGCAACTCCTCTTGGCTATTATTATAAATAAAAAAGGAGGAAAAAGCAATGTTTTGTATTCTTGTTGTAGCAGCTGTCGCTGTCTTGGTTGCCATTTATGCAGGGGATAAGAAGAAATAAGAGTAAAAAGGAAGATGTAATGAATAAAATTGAGCGATTAAAATTTGAGAACAAAGAACTTAGAAACGAGTGTAAGTTCTTGAGAAAAATGCTTACTGATGAGCGTAAGTTTTTCTTGGAAGCACTGAAGTACGGTTCCGTTGAGGAGTATAGAAAAATGGTTCACATAAATCGTGAACACGTAAAAGAGTTGCATAGAGCAACTCAGGATATTAACTAGTATGATAGATAGGCATGCAGTAGGCGCAACCATCAAACGACCAAAGAGGGCGTTCTCGGCGAGCAGCTTCCATAGCTTGAAAGTCATAATCATATTCACCTAGATAAGTACGATTATGTGGGTCAGGAAGATGATTGCAAGAATATTTGTGAACTTCATGATTTCCATAAAAATCCGAATTGTCATTGTAACAATATGTAGCCATAATGATTCTCCTTTCTATAATATTTGACTAGCGATTTTCATAAGGAGTTAAGAGGTCTTATTCAATCGAATTGTCATACACACAATTATAACAGAAAGGAGATAGAAACACAATATCTTGTGTCATAATAGAAAGTAAACCGCAAGATGTTGATTTTTCAACATAATATGAAAAAAACATTAAGTAAACTTCTCATTGATAGAGGAATGAGTAAAACAGAACTAGCTAAAAAAACAGGAATTAGCTACAACACAATCATGAACATCGGGAAGAAAGATATTTCTTTTAATAAGATGGTTAAAATCGCTGACGCATTAGATGTCAGCCTAGATGAATTTAGATGAAAGGGGTGATAGAATGCAAATCAAACTGTATGAATTACGAAAAAAAGCAGGACTGACACAAGCTCAGATGGCAAAAAAGCTGGATATCTCTGAAAACAGCTATCGTATGAAAGAGCTGGGACGTACAGATTTTAAATTGACAGAGATGTATAGAATCGCCAATCTTTTCAATAAAGATATAGGCGATATTTTTACAGATTCAACTTCACGAAACGTGAAATACGTAAGGTGCTAGATAAGAAGAAATGAAAGGAGGAGAGGATGAACGAACAGACTTTATTAGTGTTGCTTATATCTACAATAGCATCCGTATTATTTTCATTGTTTGCATACTTGTTATCGAGCTATCTTTCAAAAAAAGACCGCGACGCAATGTATAAGCGAGTCATGGAAGATTATAAAAAAAGAAGTGGCAAATAGCCTACTTCTGTGGTTGGTTGAATATATCAGTATTTTCAAGATGTTTAGATAAAGCAGGAGCCATAGCAGTTCCTAAAATAGACATGAATTCTTTTGTGACCGTATTTGTTAGCTCAGCCTCTGAATGTTTTTGAATGTTTTCTAGTTCTAGTTTGTGAGCTTCCTTCATTTTTTCAATTTCTTGTAAATGATTTTTTTCAATAGCATCGAAATCATGCTTATATTGCTTCTCAAGTTTTTCTAGGTCATTCTGGTGTTTTTTCTCTATCTGTTTTATTTCAGAGCGATTCTTCATCCATGATGCGAAGAAACTTAGTGAACCCGTTATTGCAGCTGGAATTGTTGCAGTTCCTAAAGTGAGCCAAAATTGAAAATCTTCCATGAGATTTATTCTCCAATCGTTTTTAAGACTATTATATCAAATTAGAAAGGAATTTTATGAACGAATTAGAAAGAACAGCCCTCAATGAAATACTGAGAACTGTAACTTATATAGCTAAAAAAGTCGATGAAATTGATTCTAAGATTTCTTCGAACGGTTTACAAGTTCTTGAGCATCAAGAAAATTGAGTTTCATTTCCATGTAGTGAATAACTCCGTGAAGGTAATTTTTAAGATGAGAAAAATCTTTATCAGGATTATTTCTATAGTAATGACCTTCATCATTGCCAATATAAGCAGATGCTAGTGCAAATGTTTTAAGATCATCATCCTTGATATATTTTTCAATAACCTGTTTTAATGGCATTTTAATGATTTTATCTTCATCATCAGGATTTGTGACAATAGAGAAATCTTTAACAAAAAACTCAAGTGCCTTTCGATAGCCGATTCCTGCGATGTGGTCGAGTTGTTCATGTTCTGCTTTTAGGGCTTGAACATAAATTTGTTTTCCAATTGGAGAAACTATCTCTACATCATCAGATATAGGTATATCGCTAGGGAGATTAGGAGTGACTTTAAGATGTTCGATTTCGTATTTATCGGTGTAGGGATTAATTTGATACCTTGTTGCTATAAATTCCTCTGTCCAGAAGTGCTTACAACCTAAACATCGAAATGTTAAAACCAAGCTTGTTTTTTCTTCACCGAGAGAAAAATAAGAAGAGTTCACAAGATCTGGATTTGTTGGTTTTTTACAATTTGGACAGCTATCATCGATAGTTACAGGTCTAGAAACAGAAGAAGTTATTTTTGCTTGAAATATCATAATATTTCTCCAATCGTTTTATTTAATTATACCATTTTAGAAAGGGGTGAGAGTATGGATAACTTGGATTCGATAATAAAAAAACTCCAAACTATTGAAAATTTGGAGAAAAATAAAGATATTTTATTAGAGAGTTCGGCAGAACTTATCTCGTTATTTAATCATCAGTCATGTCAATGACATTTGAATTTGGAGAAATACTGTTTTTGATTGAATCAATTGTGCGTTCGGCTGTTGATTTATAGTAATATGTTTCACTTGTGGCAACAACTTCTCGATTAGCACCTTTTATCACAAAATAGTATTGATCGTTTTTTGATTTATATATAACGAAATACATATCGTTCTCCTTTCTTTGGAATTTGACGCACAGGAGGAAATCACTAGATTTGGTAGTTAAAGTTGGATTTATTTTCCTGGTTGTCATGGGCAAATTATATATCAAAAATACATTATTGTCAATATATAGTGTACGAAAACAAAATATACACTATATGTAGTGTATAAGTCTGTATAAGCGTTAAAACTAATTTTATAAATATTGGTAAGGAGTAAAACAATATGTTGTGGAAAAATATCGAACGAATTTTAGCTGGAAAAAATTTAACAGTCTATAAACTTTGTATGCTTGCTGGGGTCGGCACAGCTCAGATTTACAATCTTCGTGACGGCAGGGTCAAAGATTTGCACTTTGAAACAGTAAAAAAAATCGCCAAGGCTCTTGATGTGAGCCTGGACGAATTAGCAAAAAGCTAATAAAAATAGCCCCATGACGAGGTCAGGGGCACAATAAAATTAACTAAGAAAATTATATCACAGAAAGGGATGAATTGTTATGCCAAAAGCGGAAATAAACTTTATGCCTGTTAAGAGTCATGAAAAGGCAGAGTGGGGATTAGCTGAACAAATTTCAGATAAATATGCTGGTATGACTAAGCATATGGCAAATAAACTTATCGATGAAATGGCACAAACTACTGATTTTGCACGTTTTGTTGATAATCCATACTCGAATATGAGATTTGTACATTTTGAAGCTTTTGAAATTTTTATGAAATGGAAAAGCAATCCAGAAGACAAAAACCTTATGAAGGGTTTGTCAAAAATCAAAATACAAGAATGGAAAACTTTTTGGCCAATTGAAGTGCCATTAGATGCAGAATATTGTAGTTATAAGTCAATCGAGAAATATTGGGTTGATTTTAAGAAAGGCTTTGCCAAACAAATTGCTACAGAAATGCGAGAAAATCGTGATTTTTCACAGTATATCTTAAATCCTACGTATAAAACAGCATTTTTTAATTTGCTAGGTTTACGTTATTTTATGATTTGGAAATCTCGCAATCGATACAAGCCTAAAAAAGAAACGCTGGCAGAAATGCTGGAAAATATCAAATTTGAAAATCAAATAGGAGCATAATAATGTTTAACAAAAAGAAAAAAGTACAAGAGTCGTTTAAAACGATCAACAAGCACATTGATGGTCTGACATTGTCTGACCAAGAAAAGCGAAACCTCAAAGGATTATTGCTCAATGTCAAAATTAGAACTGGGGTGGCCTGATGAAAGAAACAGTTGAAATCTCGATGGAAGAGTATGTCTTACTCAGAAATAAAGTTAATAAGCTGCAAAGTGAAATTCATAGACTACAAACTATTGTAGATTCCATTAATTTGGCATTGCAAAACGGAGGTGTCAAATGAGTAAAGAAATGCAGGAGCATTACTTTAGTATCGTTGCTAAAGCGAACTTACTGGATGTGGTTATCGAAAAAGGCTTTATCTTACCTGCAACGCTGGAAAAGTGTATCGCAGAATTAGATGATATTGATCAGATGGAAATTAGAAAGGCATACAAGAATGGTAACGATTAATAAGTTAGAAATTGAAAACGTCAAACGTATCAAAGCCGTTAAAATTGAACCGTCACCAGCAGGTTTAACGGTGATTGGTGGTAACAATAACCAAGGTAAAACAAGCGTCCTTGATAGTATTGCTTGGGCTCTTGGCGGTAACAAGTACAAGCCTAGTCAAGCAGCGCGTGAAGGCTCTATGGTACCCCCAACGTTAAGAGTGACTATGTCGAACGGGCTCATTGTGGAACGCAAGGGCAAAAATAGCGCTCTGAAAGTCATTGACCCAGCAGGAAATAAAGCAGGTCAGCAATTGCTTGACAGCTTTGTGGAAGAGCTCGCCATCAATCTACCTAAATTTATGGAAAGCACGCCAAAAGAAAAATCTCAGACGCTTTTAAAAATTATTGGTGTCGGTGACAAACTAGCGGAACTAGAACGACAGGAGCAAGAGTATTACAGCCAACGTCACGCGATTGGCGTCATCGCTGACCAAAAAGAAAAGTTCGCAAAAGAAATCCCTTACTACCCTGATGCTCCAAAAGAAATGGTCAGCATTTCGGAACTTATCCAACAACAACAAGAAATCTTTGCGATTAACGGAGAGAATGCTCGTAAACGTCAAAACGTGGACAGAATCCGTCAGGAGTACGACCAATCCATCTTGGAAGTTGACCGCTTACGCAAATTACTAGCTGAAGCCGAAGCTAAGACTAATCAGCTTAGCGAAGACTTGAAAGTGGCTAATATGGACGCTGTGGATCTGCATGACCAATCGACTGCAGAGATTGAAGAAAATATTGCCAACATTGAACAAATCAACCTCAAAGTCAGAACCAATCTGGACAAAGATAAAGCTGAAGAGGACGCTAAGCAACAGCGCGAGCAATACAATGCACTATCTGCCAAAGTAGAAGAAATGCGTCAGGCTCAACGTGACTTGTTAGCTAATGCAGACTTACCACTAGAGGGATTGACGGTCTCAGATGGTAACTTGTTATACCAAGGGCAAGAATGGGATAACATGTCAGGCTCTCAACAACTCATGGTAGCGACCGCGATTGTCCGAAAACTAAAACCTGACTGTGGCTTTGTTTTGATTGATAAGCTAGAGCAGATGGATACTATCACGCTTGAACAGTTTGGGAAATGGCTTGAGCAAGAAGGCTTACAAGCTATCGCTACCCGAGTGTCAACTGGCGACGAATGTTCTATCTTGATTGAAGACGGCTACTCAATCATTAATGAAGCACATCAGGCAACTCAAAAACCATCATTCCAAGCTGGCACATTTTAGAAAGGAATACTCATGCAAATTACAAGAGGAAAACGAGCACGAGCTCAAAAAGTAGTTATCTATGGACCTGAAGGCATCGGGAAGTCAAGCTTTGCAGCACAATTTCCCGAACCGCTCTTCATCGACACAGAAGGCTCAACGGACAACATGGACGTGGCACGCATGGATAAACCATCAAGCTATACCATGCTTAAAAATCAAATCGCTTTTATCAAAGCAAATCCAACCGTTTGCAGAACACTAGTCGTTGACACCATCGACTGGGCGGAAGCACTGATTATTGATGATGTCTGTGCTCAACACGGCAAGAAAGGTATTGAAGATTTTGGCTGGGGCAATGGCTATACCTACACCAAAGAAGAGATGGGGCGTTTCCTGAACCTGCTTGGTGAATTAGTAGACCTTGGTATCAATGTGGTGCTGACTGCACACGCTCAAATGCGCAAATTTGAGCAGCCTGACGAGATGGGAGCTTATGACCGTTGGGAGCTTAAGCTAGGCAAGAAAACAAGCTCACAGACAGCACCACTGGTCAAAGAATGGGCGGACATGGTTCTCTTTGCCAATTACAAGACGACAGTGATGACGGCTGACAACGGCAAGAAGAAAGCGACAGGCGGAGCGCGTGTCCTCTATACGGAGCATCACCCAGCTTGGGACGCTAAGAACCGTCACGGCTTACCACCAGAATTACCTTTGGATTTTGGATCTATCGCACATATCTTTGCACAACCTCAAGTATCGCAACCTGACCGCTTACCAGAACAACCTACACAAGCACCACAGCAACCGACAGAAATGCCGGTACCAAAACCAGAACCACAACCACAGACACAACCACAGGAAGAACTTGGGAAAGCTCCAGATGCTCTAACAAGTCCTGCACCTGAACGTCAACCATACCAAGAACCACATTTAGCCCTACCAACTGCCCTACGTGATTTAATGATTCAGAACCAAGTCACAGAATTGGAAATTCAAAAGGCAGTGGCTCAGAAAGGTTACTATCCAGTAGATACTCCAGTTATCATGTACGACCCTGAATTTATTAACGGTGTCTTAGTATCTGCATGGGCACAAGTCTTTGAACTGATTAAAGAAAATCGTATTTTGCCATTTTAGAAGCGATTAATAACATTGCTGACTATTTAAAAGCACAACTTAAAGAACAAGACAATATCACAATTTTAGCTTAAGAGGAGAAACAAGATGACACAACAACAATATAACCAAAACTTTGACCGAGAACTTGGATGGGAAGACGAAATTACAAATGATGGCGGTGGTTTCGTCACACTCGTACCCGGTGACTATGAATTTACAGTTACCAACCTTGAACGTGGCAGACACACGCCAAACCCAAACAATCCAGGAAAATTACCAGCTTGCCCAAAAGCAACCGTAACAATTGAAATTGAAACAGCAGAAGGCTCAACTACTCTTAAGCACAACCTTTTCCTACACACGACTACAGAAGGTATGCTCTCAGCATTCTTTGGGTCAATCGGTCAGAAGAAACACGGCGAGCCACTACGCATGAATTGGAACATTATCGGTGCTAAAGGTGTGGCACGAATTAATAAACGTAAAGGCTCTGGACAATATGCTGATAACGAGTATGACAATATTAAGGCTATGATTTACGCGGACGAAGTCGACTGGACTAAAGTCTTGAATCATGGTATCAGCCAACAACCGACAGGCTATCAAGCAGCTCAATACCAGCAACCTGCACAGACTAACTACCAACAGCCTACACAACAGCCACAACAATATCCAAAACAATATCCAACACAACCTCAAACACCGCAACAACCGACAGGCTATCAAGCAGGTATGTTTTAAGAGGTGATTAGATGGAGCTTAGAAAATATCAAGAAGAAGCGCGTGTAGCTGTCCAAGAAGAATGGGCTAACGGCCGACGCAAGACCTTGCTTGTTCTCCCAACTGGCTGTGGTAAGACTATCGTATTTTCTAAGATTATTGAAGACCGTGTGAAAATGGGCGAGCGTGTGCTCGTCCTAGCGCACAGGTCGGAACTCTTAGAACAAGCTAGTGATAAGTTAAAGACTGCTACAGGCTTAGGGACAGCGCTAGAGAAAGCAGAAAATACATCTATTGGTTCCTGGTATCGTGTTGTTGTTGGGTCAGTCCAGACCTTGCAGCGTGAGAAACGATTGAACCGATTTCCCAAAGATTACTTTGACACGATTATCATCGATGAAGCCCATCATGCGCTATCGACTGGCTATCAGAATGTACTGGATTATTTCGACCAAGCACAAGTTTTGGGAGTTACAGCAACGCCAGATCGCGGTGATAAACAAAATCTTGGTAAGGTCTTTGACAGCCTAGCTTATGAGTATTCACTCATTGATGCAATTAAGTCTGGTTACTTGTCCAAAATCAGCGCTATCACAATTCCGCTCACGTTGGACCTATCGTCCGTTAGCCAACAAGCAGGGGATTTTAAAGCTAGTGAAGTCGGGTCGGCATTAGATCCATATCTTGACCAAATTGCTGACGAGATGGTTAAGCAGTGCTCAGACCGTAAGACTGTTGTTTTCTTGCCACTGGTAAAGACCTCACAGAAATTTTGCGAGATTCTAAACGCTAAAGGTTTTAAAGCAGCCGAAGTCAACGGGACCAGTGAAGACCGTGCAGAAATTTTAGATGATTTTGACAAAGGCAAGTACAACGTATTATGTAACTCAATGCTACTGACTGAAGGCTGGGACTGTCCGACAGTTGATTGTGTGGTAGTGCTTAGACCGACTAAGGTTAGAGCTCTCTATAGCCAAATGGTGGGGCGCGGGACACGTCTCGCACCAGATAAAGAAGATGTTCTTCTTTTAGATTTCCTTTGGCACACAGAACGTCATGAGCTCTGTAGACCAGCGCACCTAATCACAGACAGCCCAGAGATAGCCAAGAAGATGATTGAGAATATGGCAGATGATGCAGACCAACAATTTGAGCTCTTAGAAGCCGAAGAAGTAGCTGCTAAAGATGTCGTAGCTGAACGCGAAGAAGCTTTGGCTAAGCAATTAGCTGAAATGCGTAAGCGTAAACGTGCCTTAGTTGATCCCTTGCAGTTTGAAATGTCTATCAACGCTGAAGATCTTGCTGACTATGTACCGAGCTTCGGTTGGGAAATGAGCCCAGCTAGTGATAAACAACTAAAGGCATTAGAGAAATTCGGTATCTTTACTGATGATATTGGCAATGCTGGAAAAGCTGGCAAGTTGCTTGATAGATTGCAGAAACGTCAAATCGAAGGACTAACTACACCAAAACAGATTCGACTACTTGAACGTTATGGCTTCCACAGCGTCGGTATGTGGAAATTTGATGAAGCAAGTTCAATGATTAACCGTATTTCTGCTAACGGTTGGAGAGTCCCTAGAGGAATTTCTCCTAAAGAATACCAACCAGGATAGAAAGGATAATGAATGGCAGAGAATGATTTTGATTTGCTACCGTTGCTGGATTATATCAATCCTGCCATGGTAGATTATCAAACTTGGATAAATGTGGGGATGGCCCTTAAACAAGAAGGCTATACTGCGATGGATTGGGATAACTGGTCTCAGTCTGACACAAGATACAAAAAAGGTGAGTGTTTCGCTAAATGGGACACCTTCCAAGGCAACGGACTTGGTACAGTGACTGGAGCGACTATCACACAGCTGGCTAAAGAAAACGGCTGGCAACCCGCTTCTAGTGGGCGTGATAGTCATGAATTAAGCTGGGACGATGAAATCGACCGTGATTATAAAGTTGTTGATAAAGATTGGATTGAAGGCCAAGAAATCCATGAGCCAATCAATTGGAACCCTACACATGAGATCATCAAGTACATTGAAACGCTTTTTGAAGCGTCGGAAAATGTGGGTTATGTAACTGAAAGTTGGCCAAAGACTAACGATGAAACAGGAGAGATTGAAAAGTGGCTGCCAACCAAAGGAGCTTACGACCGTACAGCTGGCAAGTTGATTGAAGAACTCAGCAAGTGTAACGGTGACATTGGGTCAGTGCTCGGTGATTATCACGAAGAAGCTGGTGCCTGGATTCGTTTCAATCCCCTTGATGGTAAAGGTGCCAAGAATGAGAACGTGACGGATTTCCGATACTCACTCGTTGAGTCTGATAGCATGCCAGTAGATAAGCAGTACGCTATCTATAAAGAACTGGACTTGCCAATAGCAGCTCTTGTTTATTCTGGAAATAAATCATTACATGCCATTGTTAAAGTCGACGCAGGCAGTTATGAAGAATATCGTAAACGCGTGGATTATCTTTATAAGGTCTGTCAGAAGAACGGCATTATTGTAGATACCCAAAACCGTAATCCTAGCCGTCTCAGTCGTTTCCCTGGGTTTATCCGAAACGGTCAAAAGCAATTTCTAGTAGATACCAATATCGGTAAAGCTAACTGGGAAGAGTGGTACCAGTGGATTGAAGACCTTAACGATGATTTGCCTGACCCTGAAGGTCTTGCGGACAGTTGGGACGATATGCCTGACTTAGCGCCTGAATTGATTCATGGCGTGTTACGTCAAGGACATAAGATGCTGATTGCAGGACCGTCAAAAGCTGGTAAGTCGTTCGCGCTCATTGAGATGTCAATAGCCATCGCTGAAGGTAGCAAGTGGTTAGGTTGGCAGTGTGAGAAAGGACGTGTCCTATACGTCAATCTGGAACTTGACCGGCCGTCTGCCTTACATCGTTTCAAAGACGTTTACCAAGCGATGGGGTTAGCTGCTAACAATATTTCTAATATTGACATCTGGAATTTGCGTGGTAAGACTGTGCCGATGGATAAGCTAGCGCCTAAGCTCATTCGCAGGTCTATCAAGAAGAACTACACAGCGGTTATCATCGACCCGATTTATAAAGTTTTGACTGGTGACGAAAACTCAGCGGATCAAATGGCACACTTTACCAATCAATTTGATAAGGTGGCAACTGAACTAGGCTGCAGCGTGATTTACTGCCATCACCACTCTAAAGGTAGCCAAGGCGGGAAGAAATCCATGGACCGCGCAAGTGGATCTGGAGTATTTGCTCGCGACCCTGATGCACTCATTGATTTAGTAGAGCTTGAGCTTAACGATGACTTAATCAAACAACGTACTAATAAGGTGCGCTGTCAAATCTTCAAATGTGCTATCCAGGAGCGTAACCTTGATTACTATCAACACGAAATAACACTTGATGACTTGGAAAGCGCTAGTCAAATGAGTAAGCATTTTGATACAGCATTGCCGGATATACTAACACGAAAGCCATACCTTGACGAGATCGCAACAGAAGTCGAAAAAGTTAAGATTGCTACAGGTTGGCGAGTGGAAGGAACGCTGCGTGAGTTCGCTAAATTTAATCCAGTCAATATGTGGTTCAGCTATCCAGTGCATAGTGTTGATGATACAGGGGTGCTGGCTGATATACAGTTGGAAGACAATAAACCTCTTTGGCAAAAAGCAAAAGAGTCACGAAAAAGCAAAGAACAAAACTTAAAAGAACGAAACCAAAAATTAGAGACGGCATACAGTGCTTTATTTGATGGTTCGGCACCGGTTACAGTCCAAGAAATTCGCGAGTACTTAGATTTAAAGTCAAACAAAAGCGTAGAAAATTACATCAAAGAGCATGATGGTTTTGATGTTAAAAAAGGAATTGTATTCCAAATTTCTGCAAATCAAGAAACGGAAAAGAAAGAAAATAACTAGAAGAATTCTAAAGAAAAATCACGTTATTTTCTTTTCTCAAACTAGAAAAATACAAGAAATTTTCTTTTCTTGAATATTTTAGAAAAACTAGAAAAATACAAGAAATTTTCCGAAAAAATTACCCTATAACTCTTACCAGAGTTATTAAAGTGTTTTTCCTTCGTCAAAAGTCAAAGAGAAAAGGAAAAGGGGCTGTAAGCTCTGCCCCTTTATCCTTTGTCTCATCTTTGACAAAGGCGCACATGGAAAAGAAAAATGAAAGGTTTTAAAAAATGGCTGATAAAAATTTAAAGGTTGTTTTATTCGTTTCGCGGAACAAAGACAACAAAATATTAGTTGGATTTAAAGAACGTAAAAAGAATTTTTTGACAACTAAAGAACCTGAAGAATTGCAAAAAGAATTTAATGCATTTGTTGATGATGGGTTGATTGGCGAAGTTAGCAGATTTTATATGTCTGTCAACAGTAGAGATAACGAAAAAATCCAACAAAGCTTACAGCATTATCTTTTGGATAATAACGTTGATATGTCCAAACTTGATTCAAAAGTTGCTAGTATTGCTGCTAAGCCAGAGAACGCCTTAGAACATAAATGGCTGTTTGACTGTGATTTCAATGACATGCTAAAAATGGACCGTTTTAAGTTGGAGATCATTAGAAAATATCTTCCAGAAGGTAATTTCGTTATAAAAGAAACTTTAAATGGTTTTGCCTTGGTTGTGCATCATGGGTTTGATACCAGAGAATTGTTGGCTAAATATCCAGATGTTGAATTGAAACGTGATGCAATGCTATTAGTTGATTGGAAGGTTAAAGATGATTGAATTTTTTATCCCAATGAAAAAAATCCCAACGACCACCCATCAGCAGAAGAAGTGGACAGCCAGAAACGGAAAGCCACAATCATACGAGCCTGAAAACTTGAAAGAAGCGCGTGAACTGTTTATGGCTCTGCTATTGCCACATAAACCACAAGAACCACTAGATGGACCGTTGCGACTAACGACTAAATGGCTGTTTCCAAAAATCAAAGGAACAGTGGACGGGCAGTACAAGCATACTAAACCCGATACCGATAACTTAGTTAAGCTGCTAAAAGACTGCATGGAAAGAACAGGATTCTATGTCAATGATAGCAGGGTGGCCAGCGAGATTGCCGAAAAGTTTTGGGCTGATACTGTCGGGATCTATGTGAAACTGGAGGAGTTATGAGTAGAGGTAGTAATAAGCTAAGAAGTAAGTACGCAGTTACTTTTGTACCCAGAGAAACAACGCAACCGCTAGATGAACTAGACAGGTTCATTGCATGGACACATGAGCAGAACTTGAAAAGTTACATCGTAATTGGTGAGCTGCTAGGCATTACGCCAAACAAAGCAAATCGGCTGTTGTGTCGCTCGATTTTGCCTGATGACAAAATATTAAAACGCATGAGAGAGCTAATGACATGAAGATTAACTATATCGAATTCTTTCAAACAGAAGTCCCGAACTGGATGATGGCCAGTAATCAGAAAGCGCAAGAGGTTGGTTTTAACACCGAAGCATACTGGACCTGGGCTAATCAATCCATTGTGGCAATCTGTGAGAAATATGGAAATGACAGTCTAGTGAATGGGCAATTCCATCTCATATGGGAATGGCTAGAGAAACAAGCGAAAGGAAAGTAAGATGGCTTATACAGTAACAGTCTATTTTGACAACATGGTTGACGAAACCCACTACTTTGAGAAAGAGGGCGACGCTGCTAAGATGAACAATCAGCTGAAACGTAAGTACAGTGGTCAGCGTCTGTATCGTGTGAAAATGGAGCACGTGGAGGAAGATTCATGACAAAAGAAAAGATATATGCGCTTTACAAAGGCGATAATTTTATCGCTGACGGTACCGTTAAGGAAATTGCGCAAGCAATAGGTGTTAAGCCATCGACAGTACAATTTTACGCAAGTCCTTGCTATGCAAGACGAACAAGCGAAAAGAAAGGATTGAGGTTGATTAAAATTGAAGAATGATAAGTTAATTGTATTGAATTTTATCTTTCTCTCGATAGCTATAATTGCTTTGGCTTTTGGAATGAATGTACAAGGTCAACGAATAGCAGAGCTTGAAAAGGCGGTACAACAGTACGAAGAACGTCAGCAAGCTCTCATTAGTCGTGATAAGGCTTTGCAGATTGAACTTTCCGACCTGAAGAAGCATGTGCAGGAGCAGAAAGGAGGTGCAGGGGGATAGGTGACATTAACAAGTAAATTTATCAACGCAGATTGTCTTGAAGTGATGCGCCAATATCCAGATGATTATTTTGACCTTGCAATTGTAGATCCACCGTATTTTTCGGGGCCTGAAAAAAGAAAATACTATGGTCGAAAAATCAGTCCAATTGGTGTTCGAAGATTATACGGTAAAACATCTGAGTGGAAAGTGCCTGATAAAGATTATTTCGATGAATTGTTTAGAGTTTCAAAAAATCAAATCATTTGGGGCGTTAACTACTTTGATTATTCATTTGGTGCTGGTCGCATCGTTTGGGATAAAGTCAATGGACAGTCTAGCTTTTCTGATTGCGAACTAGCTTACTGCAGTTTGCACGATAGCGTGAGGATGTTCCGCTATATGTGGAATGGTATGATGCAAGGAAAATCAATATCTGAGGGGCATATCCAGCAAGGAAACAAAACTCTTAACGAAGTAAGGATACACCCGACACAGAAACCAGTCAATCTCTATCTATGGTTACTCCAAACATATGCTAAAGAGGGAGATAAAATCCTAGATACTCACGTTGGTTCAGCAAGTAGCCTTATTGCTTGTAAAGAACTTGGGTTTGAGTACACTGGCTGTGAATTAGATACGGAAATTTTTAATAAGGCTAAACAACGTCTTGAAACCTATGAAATGCAAGTGAAATTATTTTAGGAGGCAGAAAATGAATATAGAAGAAATCAAAAAAATCAAGCTGGAGACAGTTGACGAAATGCTGAAAATCACTAATAACACGATTGATGTAATGGAAATCATGTCAAGTGGAATGCCAGAAGAAATAAAAAGAGACTCAGAAAGCTTTATCGCAGGAGCGAGAAGCGTGATTACAGGATTTGAAGAATTTAAACAAGGGATTGAAGATGAATAATCGAGAACTATTTAAGAAAATCAGTGATTTGGATGAAATCACGGTTCACATTCCAACCAAAAGTGAATTAACCAGCTTAAATGGTGTGGCATCTAGTAGAATGAACCTTAGGCCGATTAATTACTTGCGAAAATCAGAAGTCCTTGAATTGGTTGAACAGCTGGACGAACCGAAGAAACCAGTCATTCCAAAGTTTGTAGCTGAGTATATAGAAAGCGAACTATATTCGTGTTCCACACTTTCAGAAGCAATAGATGATATGGATGATGAAAGTCAGATCTTGAATTGGTTTTACTATAACAGCGAACTATTTGCCAGAGCTTGGCTGGCTGGCTACGAGGTCGAGAAAGAGAAGCTGTACACAGTTGAGATACCGAATCCGAATGCAAAATATTCAAGAATAGTTTTACAAAGACTTAGAGAGAATGCGTTACATCTGAAAGAGTACACTGGCGAAGACTGGAAAGGATACATGATGAACCAACTCACCGAAGCCGAAATCAAACAGGATTTTGAGTGGGCGTGGCAGTGGGCTAAGCCTGTGGAGGCGATGTTATGAGAATTAGATTACCTTATATTGAATCAATTGAAACAGAACAACTACCTAATAACTTTGAAGAATTAGTGAAAATAAGTTTCACTAAATTTACTGAAGGGACCAATAAAGATTATACCTTCGAGGACAAGCTGTTGTACTTGGACAACATGCGAAAATATTATCTTCGAGGTCATACTGATACGAATTTTGAGATTACAAAATTGTTAGGCGAAAACTACCGTTATCAGCTGGATGAATATGGCACCACTTTGGAAAAAGAGGAAGTTTTATCTACTGAATTTATGGAACATTGTTTTGATAAAGGGTTTATGCCGTTTAGAGACTCATGGGATAAGTGGTCTAGTAGTCGTAATGATAACATTCATAAAGTTATTCTTAAAATCATTGAGATTGTCGTTAATTTTGAGTGGGCGAAGGGGGTTGCTGATGATTGAAATGATGATTGGCTGGCTTGACGAAAAGATTGAGTTAAACAACAGAATGATTGCAGCAGATGAAAAACTTTCTGATTTTGATATTTTTCTAATGGCAGACAATGAAATGATGGAGAAAATCAAAAGTGAATTGCTAAAGCACAAAGAGGTGACTGATGATTAAAGCGCTAGTATGCGGGTTGTGTGGACACATGTACAGATTTAAAAAAGCCAAAGGCCTTACTACAACTCTTGAGTGTGTAAGATGTGGCTATACGTACGAACACGAACTAAACGTGGAAGATTTTTTTGAGTAATAAAAAGACCCGCTCGCTCGCAGGTCTCCATAAAGTTTCGATAGTTTTATTTTACCATAAAGGAGACTAAAAGAGTGAGTAAAGAAAAGAATTCCGCCGAAGAATTGCTCGAAGAATTGCGCGTGATACCAAAGTTTATTGAACAGTTAAAACTTGATATAGAGGCTACCAGAAGTTCTATGCTTACATCTCCGCAATGGTCTGACATGCGTGTGCAAGGTGGTCTCAAGAAATCGCAAGAAGACAAGAATATAGCTATTATCGACGTTTCGGATTATAATGTTGCAGAAATCGAAAAGCTGATTGAACGCAAGAAATACATTATTGAACTGATCATGCAGATTCCAGACATGGCACAGAGACATATTTTAATTACGACTTATGCACGCTGCGAGTCATTCGACGAAGCCATGGACGTTCTCCAGCTAACCGGAAACCGAAACAAATACTATACTATTAAGCGCAAAGCAGTTCAAAGCTTGGAAAACATACTAAAACATACTGATTTATACTAAATACATACAAACTTATACTCAAATATACTGGTTGAAGTGGTATTATAGTATCATCAAGAAATAAAGAGAGAGGTCTCAGAATCGGTAGATGGTTACCTGAAAACAGGGGGCGTAAAGCCTTGGAGGTTCGAGTCCTCCCCTCTCTTTTGGAAACATAAGGATAGACTCCTCTATTTCGTTGAAAGTCCTAGGTCTGAGATAGTTTAGTCGCAGGTTCGATTCCTGCTGTTTCCGTTGGTTTTCATAAGGGGGAAACTACTCAGAGTCACACAATCGTGTGGCTTTTTATTTTGATTGGAGGTGGTGGTCATTGATAGACAAGCAGAAATGATTAAAGAATTGACAGAACAAGCTATTGAAATGATGTCTGACTGGCCATCATCGCGAGAAAAGCAGAGACAGTTCGTTTTAGCTTACATGGCTAGCGGATTCAAGAATGCTACAGAAGCGGCTAGACAAGCTGGATATTCTATAAAAACGTGCAATAGCATCGCTAATCAACTCTTGACAAAAATTGACTTTTTCCACGTTCAAGAAGTCATCTCAAAGCTCAAGCAGGTATTTGACGAGCGGTCTACTGAGATGTCCGTGGCTAGTCTGCTGGAAATCAAGCAATTCCACACAAGGGTGTTGAGAGGCGAAGAGAAGGACTATCAGCTTGTCGGTATTGGTATGGGCGAACAGGTCGTTAAAGAAGTCCCAGCCAGTCTTAGAGAGCGTCAGAAGTCAGCAGATAGTCTTGCTCGAATGGTTGACCCAGTCGCAAATGAACGCGCTCTAGCAGAAGTCGAGAACTTGAAAGCTAAGAATGCAGGCAATGACACGACTGAATCAGTTGTTGAGGATTATTTAAACAAGTTGGAGGATACAATAGATGGGCTTGAATAGACTGTATCATGATAAGCAAATCAGCATCCTAAAACGTGCCCTACGTAACGACTGGTACATGATGATTAATACGGGGGCAGTTCGTGCCGGTAAGACCCAACTAGATAATGACTTGTTTCTGATGGAGCTTCGCAGGGCTAAGAAGAACGCTGCGCTGGACGGCGTAAAGAATCCAATGTATATTCTCGGGGCGACTAGTGCAGGAACGCTTCAAACTAACATCTTGAAAGAGCTAACGGATAAGTATGGCTTTGATTTCAAATTTGACAAGCACGGGAACTTCACGCTTTTTGGCGTTTATGTCGTTACGACATTCACAGGATCGATCGCAGGGCTTCGGTCCATTCGTGGTATGACTGCTTACGGCGCTTATATCAACGAGGCGACATTGGCCAACAAAGAGGTATTTGACGAAATCCGTAAGCGTTGTTCAGGTCGAGGTGCACGTATCATTTGCGATACTAACCCAGACCATCCAAACCATTGGTTGAAGGTCGACTACATCGATAAAGCTGATGGGAAATCAATCATTGTCAATCACTTTACAGTATTTGATAACACGTTTCTTAATCAACGTTACATCGATAATCTGATCGCAACGACACCAAGCGGTATGTTTACCGAGCGCGGTATCTATGGCCGTTGGGTAAGCGGTGAGGGCGCTGTGTATCGTGATTTTAAAGAGGATATGTTTATCGACCATCCACCGGATCAAATAACCAAAGTTTTCGCCGGGGTCGACTGGGGATATGAACACTATGGCTCTATTGTCGTATGTGGCCAGAGTGCAGACGGTACGACTTATCTCTTAGAGGAACACGCAGAGCAATACAAGGAAATTGATTACTGGGTAGATGTTGCGAAAGACATCAAATCAAGGTACGGCAATATCAAGTTCTATGCTGATAGCGCACGACCGGAACACGTTGCTAGATTTGTACGCGAGAATATCAAATGCTTTAACGCTAACAAGTCTGTTTTATCCGGAATAGAAGAAGTGGCCAAGCTTATGAAGAATGGTCGCTTTTTTGTGGTCGAATCTAAGGTTAAGAAATTTAAAGATGAAGTTTATCAGTACGTCTGGAACGAAAAGACAGGCGAACCAGTCAAAACTAATGACGATGTGTTAGATGCGCTTAGATATGCCATCTACAGCCAACTATCAGAGCCAAAAGCCAAAGTCAAACGCAAGTCGACTTATGGGCTATAGGAAGGAGCAACATGCAAATTGAACTAAACTATCCAAGAGAGTTGTTCGATGAGAGCAGTTTAAAAAAAGAGTTGATTTATAAATTGATCACGAAGCACCAAAAGCATGCGCGAGAACTTAAAAAGTTAAAAGAATATTATCTTGGAAAACACGACATTTTAAAGCATCAGCGCAGAAGTGGAAAGCCAAACTTCAAAACAGTCTGTAACCACGCTAAAGACATCGCAGACACGTCCACAGGCTATTTCATGGGCAATACTATTAAGTACAACAACACGGTAAAAGGCGACATTGACAGCTTGTTGATGGCTTTCGATAATGCTGACGTTGATGAAGCTGACAGCGAGAACGCCATTAATATGGCTGTCTATGGACGCAGCTATGAATACATCTATGTCAAAGAAGGCGAGAATGAATTGGGTGTTCGTACGCTTGAACCTGAGCATACTTTCATCGTACTTGATGACTCAATCGAAAAGAATCCACTCTTCGCAGTTTATTACTACCAAATCAAGAACGCCGAAAACGACCAGGTTACTTACCGCGCTGAAATCCTGACAGAGAACTTGCACTACAGCGTAATTTTCAAAGGTGACAACGCTGACAAGATTATGCCTGATCCGGAAGAGCACAACTTAGGAGCAATTCCAATTATTGAGTATCGTAATAACATCTTCTCAATCGGTGACTTTGAACAGCAAATCAATTTAATCGATGCCTATAATTCGCTTATGGGGAACCGCGTGAACGACAAAGAACAGGCTATTGAATCTATCTTGACTATCTACGGGGCATCGCTTGCAGACACGCCGGAAGAGGCAAAAGAAGCTATGCAAATCTTATGTGAAGAAGGCTTGCTCGAATTGCCAGCGGACGCCAAAGCTGAATTTCTCAAGAATATGTTAGAAGAGGCATCGGTGGAAGTCTTGCGTAAAGCCTTGAAAGAGGATATCTACACGTTTAGTCACGTTCCAAACCTGACTGACAAAGAGTTCGCAGGTAACACTTCAGGGGTGGCTATGGAATTCAAGCTATTAGGCCTTGAAATGATTACCAAGACGAAAGAAAAGCATTACGTTAAAGCACTACGCCAACGCATCAAAATTTTCGCTTATTACTACAATCTGACACAGATTTACGATAACGCCAAGTCAATTGTGCCACAGTTTAGTCGTGGATTGCCTAAGAACTTGTTAGAGTTGTCTCAAATCATTGCCAACTTGAAAGACAAGGTCAGCTTGCGTCAATTGATTTCACTTTTGCCGTTTGTTGAAGATCCTGACGCAGAAATTGAAGCTTTGGAAGAAGAACGGAGGGAACAAGAACCGATGTTCTCCCAAAATACGGCATACAAGGAGCCAGTAGATGAAGAAGAAGGACTATTGGACGAAACGTAAGGCCCAGCGTATGGTCGATGAGATGGATCAAGCGGAGCAGGTTTCCAAGCAATTCGATGAAATCTATAACTTGGCCAGTCGTCAAATAACATCCAAGATCGACCAAATCTTTGAATCTTACCGTCGTAGTCACGGCTTGACAGAAACTGAAGCAAAACAGATTCTCTCACAAGCTGACAGTTTAAATATTCAAGACTTAAAACGAGCTCTTCAAAACACAACTGACAGCGAAGAAGTTCAACAGATATTAACTTTACTTGATTCTGCGCCATACGTCTCCAGAATTGAGCGCTACGAGAGTTTAAGAAAGCAAGTGGATGATTTACCATCCCAGCTTTTCAAAGACGAACAGAGGGCTTCTAGGGGCTTTTACAGCGATTTGATTTCAGATGCCTATTATCATTCCATTTTTGATTTGCAGCAACAGTCTGGTATAGGTTTTAGCTTTAATCCGATAGATGCAAAAGAAATCAAGGAAGTTATGACTAAACCGTGGCTAGGGGCTAACTATTCGCAACGCATTTGGGGCAATACACAGCAGCTTGCTAACGAGTTGCAAAGAGAGTTAGCTGTCAGTTTGCTAACTGGACGATCTGCTGATGAAACGGCTGATTTTATCAACGCTAAGTTTAACAGGGGCAAAAGTAACGCACGTAGGTTAGTCAGAACCGAAGCTAACCATTTCCACGCTGAAATGGAAGGCAAGGCTTACGAAGAGGCCGAGGTTGAACGTTATCAATTCTTAGCTACGTTGGACATGCGGACATCAAGTATCTGCCGAGAACACGATGGCAGTATATACAGCGTTAAAGAGCGTAGAACAGGCGTTAATTATCCGCCACTGCATCCCTGGTGTCGGTCTGATACTATTGCAGTCGAGGATGAAGATTGGCTCAAAACGCTAAAACGTAGTGCTAGAGATCCCAAGACAGGCAAAACTATACAAGTGCCTGCAGACATGACTTACGATGATTGGTATGATAAGCATGTTAAGCCGTTATATAAAGTTGACGGCCTGAAACAGTCTGATATCTACAGAGCTAGCCAGCAGTACGACGAGTTTAAAGCTGTTTTAGAAGCTGAAAAAATGCCTAAAACATTAGCAGATTTTGTTGATTTAAAGTATAATAAACCTGTAGAATATGAACGTTTTAAAGATAAAGCGTATATTCAAAAACATTTCAACAATGGGACTTGGTCGGATAAAATTAATCCAGAAAAACAAGGGCGTCATATTAAGGCAACTGCTGGAGTTGGCAAAAGTTATTTCTTTGATGATGTTGATGTGAATGCTTTGTACGAAAAATATAAGATGACAGGGCGAATGTTGAAAAATAAAAAGGGTCGCACTCATAAAGAAATTGTCGATTTACCAAGTAGTTTACAGATTGGGATTGACGTATATTCGGGTAAAGTTGCTAACGGTTTGACTATTCATTATGGAAAAACCGGGTCACATATCATTCCGACATATTATGAGGAGGAATAATAATGGAACTTTTAAAGTATAATAATAAAAGAGTCAAACTTATTGATACAGATGAAAAGATTTGGCTGGGAATGGCTTATTATAGTGATGCGGATTCAAATGAAACAGATGAAGATGTATTGATTGTGAAAACAAAAACAGGATATACAGAAATACTTGAATCTGACATCAAATCAATTGAGGTACTCTAATGGCAAAAGATGATTATCATGTTATTATTTACCAAATTTTAGCCTACCTTTATCAGCAATTGAAGAGAGGGAAAACAATTGATACCCGAATGCTGCTGGCGGACGGAAAGTTATTTCAAATAAACGAAAGCTATTACATTTTTATCATCGAGTCTCTTTTGTTAGAGGGTTTGATAACCGGTCCCGTGGTTGATGAAACGATGGCTGGTAAATTCGTTGATGGGTTAGAGTATACTCAGATTACTGTTAAAGGGATCGAGTATTTGATGGATAACGCATTTTTGAATAAGGCTAAGAGATTTTTAAAAGATGTTAAAGAAGTAACACCATTTATTTAAGCACCTAGAGAAATCTAAGTGCTTTTTTGTACCCAAAAACAGGAGGAGAACAATGTTAAAATTTGCTTGGTTGATTTGGCAGTTCGCTATCGTGTTATTTAGCTTACTTGTCGTTGCCTTGCTGCTCTTATTCGTAGGAGTAGCCATCTATAACTCGATTACTGGAGTTATGAAGGAGCTTAAAAAATGAAGAAACGACTGAAAAAGAAACGTAACCTTGAAACCAAAGTAGCTGAGTTAGCAGCAGAAAATGCATTACTTAGAGATGTTGTTGGACAACAAGCAGTAGCTATTGCTGACTTGCAATCCAAAGTATCGGCTACAGCTGTTAAGTTTGATGAAATCGAAACAACTCAAAATGTGTTAATGGACGATATGGTTAATATCAGACTTGATATTAAACGGAACAATAAACCGTTCTGGAAACGGTAAGGAGGATATTATGCACTATCGAAAAAGACCAGTAACAATCAAAGCCGTTCAATTTTTTGACGCCCCCGAAACGTTGGTGGAACTATCAAAATTGGGATTAGACCCGGTAAATGTTGATTATTCTGTGCAACATAAGCCTATTCTCAAAATCCAAACTTTAGAAGGTGTGATGACAGCAAATGTAGGTGACTACATCATCAAAGGGGTTAAAGGTGAGTTTTACCCTTGCAAGCCTGATATTTTTGAAGATACTTATGAAGAGGTTAAGTACCTCAATGTTTTGGATTCTATCTGAGGAGGTGATCATTCATCTTGACAGCAGGAAAGACTGCTATAAATTGCTTTAAATTACTCTAAACTGGTTGAAACTGACCAGTTTTCTTTTTTTCAGGAGGGATAAAAATGAAGCCACATCAAGAACGATTCGTAAACGAGTACCGCGAATTAAAAGAAAAACGTGACAAATTACATGCTATGAACGTGAAGTATGAAGCAGGTAAGCTGGATTTTAAACCTGACTGTCCACTTGAGATTTTGCAGAAACAAGAATCAGTCATGAATCAATACTTGACTGTTTTAGAAGCGCGAGCATTGATTGAAAATGTAACACTTTAATAATTCTAACCGTGTCGAATCGATGCGGTTTTTATTTTGTCCAAGCATTGATGACATAAAAAGCTATGGAAATGACAGTCAGGGATGACTTTAAATATAGGAGGTTCGCAATGAACGAAGGAACACAAACAGTTGCATCAGTTGAAGGAAATGACGGACAAGTACAGGTACCTGCAGAACCAAAACTTGAGGGTCAACAACAACCTGAAACGCAACCGCAAGATGAAAAGAAGTACACTGACGCAGATGTCAATAAAATTATCGACAAGAAGTTTGCCAAGTGGAAAGCTGAACAAGAAGCCAAAGAGTCTGAAGCGAAGAAATTGGCCAAAATGAACGCTGACGACAAACAAGCTTATCAACTAAAAAAACGTGAGCAAGAATTGGCTGAACGTGAAGCTGAAATTAACAAGCGTGAATTGACTGCTGAAGCTAAAACGATTTTAAGTGAACGTGGCTTGCCGATCGAAATGGTAAGCGTGGTCGATCTCACAGATGCTGAAAGCGTGCGTGATTCAATCGATGCCCTGCAGAAGTCTTGGGAAGAAGCTGTACAGAAAGGCATTGCTGACAAGACTAAAGGCGGAGCACCGATGAAGAAAGCACCACAGGAACAAGAAACCGTATCAAAATGGGAACGTGATTTCTTGAAATAGAAAGGAAACTAAATTATGCCATTTGAAGATATTAACACAGCAACCTCTCGTGAAAAATTCTTAGGAATTATCGAGAAAGTTATCGAAAAGAAAACTTATTCTGCACCATTGCTGCTAAACAACGATTCAATTGAAATGAATGGACGTTCATTCACTGCGACGAAAACAAACACAGCAGCGTTGAAAGATTACAAACGTAATGAAGCTAACGAGTTTGACCACTCTCAAACAGAAGAAATGACTTACACGCTTGAAGAAGAAAAATATTGGGGTCGTTTCGTTGATAAACTCGATGAACGTGACTCTAATGGTCAAGTTAATGTCGATTACGTAGTTGCACGTCAAGCTGCAGAAGTTGTAGCGCCATATCTCGATATTTTGCGCTTTGAGGCTGCAATCGGAAATGTCAGCGACAATATTGTACCAGGTAAAACCAAAGGTGCTAACAACGCTTATAACGCAATTTTGGACGCATCTGAGAAATTGGATGAACTTGGCGTTACTAAAGAACGTTTGCTCTTTGTTAATCCAGCGTTTTACAAACAAATCAAATCTGAAATTGTTGCATTGCCGCAAGGTGACACTAACCAAACAGTGCTTTACCGCGGCTATGTTGGTCAATTGGACGATTTCACAGTATACAAAGTACCATCTAAATTCTTGCCAGGCGTACAAGCTCTTGTAACAGCTCCAGAAGTTGTCGTATCACCATTGCAAGTTGACGAAACGAAATACAACAACAATATTCCTGGACGTTTTGGTGAATTGGTTGAGCAATTGCTCTACACTGGTGCATTCGTCTTTGAATTTGACCAAAAATACATTATCAGTATTGCAGATGAAAAACCAGCAGCTAAGAAAGAAGCTCAAGGCACAATCAATCTCCGTGCAGATCACTGGGCAACTGGTACAACTTATGAAGCAGGTGCACTTGTTCAGCATGGTGGCAAATTGTATGTAGCGACTAAGAAAGTGACTGAATCAGCTCTTGCACCATCTGACGATTCGTCTAACTGGTCTGAAAAGGAGTAACCTATGAAACTTAAAGTTAAACAAGATTTTAACAACGATGACACTGGTTACCGCTACGAGGCTGGGGACGTTGTCGAAGTCGAACAAGAACGCTATGACAAGATGACTAAACGTGCAAAGGCGCAAGGCCTTGATTTGTCTGATTACGTTGAAGTCATCAAAGAACCAAAGTCTAAAGCTGCAGGAGACACTCCTGCGAAATAGGAGGTCCCCATGAAAGATATTTCAGAGACATTTAAATCACTTACAGCCGAGACTGAAGACAATCTAATCTCGGCTCTTTTATTGCGGGCAAAAAACATCATTTTAACCGAAACTAACCGAACTGAACTACCAAAGTCTTTGGAGGGGATATGGCTAGAAGTAGCTTTGGAACTCTACAATCGGCAAGGCAGTGAAGCGGAAAAATCACGAAGCGAAGGGGGCGTGTCAGTTGTCTATTATGACAGCCTATCTAAAACCACTTTAAACGGTTTGAGACGGCACAGACTCGCACGGGTGGCAGGACATGCGTTTGAAAAGAAACAGACTGAAACTGTGCAAGCACCGTAAAGCTGAAGTGAAAAGTAACGATGAGGGTGGTAAACGCACTGTCTACAGTGAACAGGCAAGAGAGATTAAGGCAGAGGTGTGGCCAGCAGGCGGGAAACTACAAGCTGAAATCTATGGTCAACGCCTGCCTTATATCTTTAACTGTCTTATGAACCTAGATAGCGAGATCAAAGAAAAAGATGGTTTCTGTATCGGCAAAGATGAAGTCACTCACACAGTGGAATCTATCAAGCGTTACAGCGACCATCAATTTTTAGAGTTGGAATTATGCCGAAAATAATCGGATCTGACCGACTGATCGCCAAATTTAATAAGTTATCTAGTCAGCGACAGGATGAGATAATCGGCACCGCAACTCACAACGCTGCAAAGAATGTTGTACAAGCAGATGCCAAGCTAAGGGCACCGGCCAATAAAGGAGACCTTAGACGAGGTATTAAAGCCCGAAAAGGACAGCCAAAGAAAATATCTGCAGAAGTGGTTAGTACGTCTGACCACGGTGGATTCGTTGAATTTGGTGCAGGTCCAAAAGGGTCTGAAAGTCATGATGGTATCTCGCCAAACGTTAGCGTCAGCTACCGTAATTCGCCCTGGTATGTCCATGAGTCACAAATCGACGTAGGACCTTACAACTTTCCTAAACGTGGCGAATTTTACAAGATGTACGGTCAAGCAGCACAACCTTATCTCTACCCCGCACTCGCTGATAATACAGATAGAGTGACTGCAAACATTCAACGTTACGTTAAGCGAAAACTCATTGAAGAGGTTGGAAAATGATTAATATTAAACCCACAATTTACAGCAAATTAAAGGAAGTCACAGATAACGTTTCAGACGTTTACCCACAAGACTGGGAAGATTTCCCAGTTGTGATTTACCTGGAAGAAGAAAATAAACCCTATGAATACACTGACGATACGGAACAGAAGTCATTCCTGCGTTATAAAGTCGATATTTTCGACAAAGATTCAACGTCGGAATTAGCTATCAAGGTTAACGATGTCTTTGACTCAGTCGGATTAAGACGAACATCAAGCATTGACCTAGCAGACTCGTATCTTCGTCATAAAGTCATGCGGTTTGAAGGTGTCTTGGACCTAAAATCAAGAATTGTTTATCAATCAAGAATGGAAGGATAACTAATCTATGTTAGCAAACGGAATCACCCTTGGAATGGGTGCTGAAAAAAGCTCTTATGAAATCTTAGCAGGGCTGAAAGAAGTCCCTGAACTAGGTATTGAGCCTGAAAAAGTTGAAAACACAACCCTTGCCGATACTGTCAAACAGTATGAATTCGGTATTGGGGATGCTGGGGAACTTGAATATAAATTTAAGTACGAAAACAGCAAATCTACAGACTCTTACCGCGTTTTGCGCAAATTGGCTGACTCTAAAGCAGTACGTCATTTTGAGCAAACTTACCCAGATGGCACTAAAGTACACTTTAGCGGTCAAGTGTCTGTTAAATTAGGTGGCGGTGGCGTCAATGGCGTTATCGAATTTACTCTTAAAATTGGATTGCAATCTGACTTAGAATTTGTGGATCCAGTAGGACTTTAAAATTAGGAACAGGAGAATACAATGACTACGACACGTAAACCTTACACAACTTGGACAGTCAACGGTGAAGACTACAAACTTCGTCTGACAACTCGCCAAGTTTGCGACATTGAAGAAAAATTGGGTGTTAATTTGCTTAAAATCTTTATGCCTCGACCAGGAGAAGATTTTAACTTGCCAGCGCTTAAAGTCATGTTGATTATCGTCCACGGAGCTTTGCAGAAATATCATCATGGTTTGAAATTGGACGATGTCTATGATCTCTTTGATGACTACGTTTCTGATGGTTTTGGTCAGACAGAATTAATGATGGATGTTATCATGCCGCTCTTTGAAGTCTCTGGTTTCATCCCAAAGGACAAGACAGAGGAGAAAGCACCTACTCTGTCAGTAGTGGAGTAGTTGTTGAATCTCCTGTTACAATGTCGGAATACATCAGCGGATTTTATCCAACGGCTTTAGATGCTGGGATAAGTCCGCTTGATTTTTGGGATTATACTGTGTTGGAAATCGCGGACTTGATCGAAAGTTACAATCGAACCTTTATTTTTAAGCGAAAAGAGCAGGCTTTTCATCAGTACAAGTTAGCTCAAATGGTTGCTAGTTACGTTTCGTTAATGTTTTCCGGAGAAAGCGATAAGACACCCGAATTATGGGATTTTTACCCAGAACTTTTCGAAGACGAACGACAGCAAATCGAGCAAGCTACAATAGCTAGCCAGTTAGCTCTACATAAGGAACGTATGCGACTATTCGCCGAAAGGAACAAAGGAAGATTTAAAGGCACTGATTAGGTGCCTATTTTTTTGAATAAAAAGGAATAGAAAGGAGGAACTATGGCGACAACCTTAGAACAGCTTAGAGTTATCATCGATGGCGAAATCGCGCCGTTTAAGAAGAAGATGAAAGAAGCATCGGATACAGTTAAGCAGTCTCAAAGCAAGATTAAGCAATCTACTGACAACGTGTCAAATACTATCAAGCAGTCAACTAATGGTATAGGTCAGGCTTTTGGTAGACTAGCCAAGATTTTGAGTTTTGCTTATATTGGCAAGAAAATGCTTGATTTGGGCATGTATAGCACTCAAATGGCTCTTGAAGTTACTGCTGCTATGAATCAGCTCAACAGGCAAATGGGTGAGTCAACGCAGTCATTTCTTAAATGGATAGACAAGAACGCAAATGCCATGAACATGAGCATAGCCGATGCTACTAAATACGGTTCAGTCTATTCCAACTTATTCTCAAACTTCATCAAAGACAGTGAAAAACTAAGTGCCTACACTGGTAAGATGTTGCAGACCTCTGCAGTTATCGCGCAGGGGACTGGTAGAACGATGACGGACGTTATGGAACGTATCCGCTCTGGTCTGCTTGGTAATACCGAAGCAATTGAAGATTTAGGAATCAACGTCAATGTGGCTATGATTGAATCTACTGAAGCGTTCAGAAAATACGCTGGAGATTCGTCTTGGCAACAACTTGACTACAACACACAACAGCAGATTCGTCTGATGGCGATTTTGGAGCAAGCAAGCGCTAAATATGGTGATACTTTGCAATCGTCTGTAAATGGCCGGATTAGCTTGTTTAAATCACTCTTAAGCGACGCTGCTTTAAACATCGGTAACGCATTCTTGCCAATCCTTAACGCAGTCATGCCAGTGCTAAACTCGTTGGCTATGGCTCTTAAAAACGTTACTGCTAAACTCGCTGAATTTGTTGGGCTGATGTTTAACAAGAAAGCTAGCGTAAAAGACGGTGCTATGGGTCAGCTAGCAAGTGGTGCAGGCACTGCTAATGATGCAGTAGGCGACTTAGGCGATGCTATGGACGGCGTAGATGACGCGTCAGGCGGTACGGCTGACAACTTGGACGATACTGCCAAATCTGCTAAGAAAGCCGCTAAGGAGCTCTTAGGCCTTGCAGGATTTGACGAAATTACCACACTAAGCCTTAATAAGGACGATGGCTCTGGTAGCGGAGGGTCTGGAGGTAAAGGCGGTAAGGGTGGTAAAGGTGGTGGCTCTGGAAGTGGAGCTGATATCTTGCCAGAAATCGAATTGACTGACATGGATAACCAATTTAAGTCAATTTTTGACGGCTGGGACAAGAAACTCAAGCCTTTACTTGATTACCTCTCAAAACTAAAAGACCTCTTTAAAGACGGGTTTAATGCATCGTTTAGAACTGATAGCTTAGACCGCTTTAAGAAAGCTTTAGATGGCATCTGGAAGTCTCTCAAAGATATCTTTGAAGACGGCACAGTTTTGCAAGCTGCTGCTAGATTCGGCGAACGCTTAGCTTATGCACTGGGTCAAACGGCCGGAGCAATTGCTAACGTTGTTATGGGAATCGCGGTATTTATCGCAGAAAGTCTCAATAAGTCGCTTAATGAAACGAAACTTGACATCAAGGGTTGGCTGATTAGGCAATTTGATATAGCTGGAGATGTTATTTCTCATATCGGAAATATCGCGCAAACAGTTGGTCAAATCTTTTACGACACTATCACAAGCACGCCTGCGACGGATATCGGATCGCATATTATTTCGGCCTTTACCTATGTCGGAATGGGGATAGCGGAAGTAGGCTCTAAATACATACGTGATGCGTTTGGAAGTTTAGATACTATTTTGTCTGAAAATCAAGAAAAAATCACTGAAGCTTTAACTGGTATTCTTTCAGCAGCTGAACCTATTTTTAGGTCGATAAAAGACCTAATCAAAAATACGTTTGAAACGTTTAATAAGGTTTATGATGAACACATTAAACCTTTTATGGATTCGTTTGGCAAAGGAATATCCGACATTGTCGGGGCCTTTCTCGATAGTTGGAATACCAATATCAAACCTGTTTTAGATGACATTGGCAAGGCTGTAGCAGATATGTTTGATAACCATATTCAGCCGATGATAGACATGTTCCTTGAGGCGATGGGGTCAGTCATAGACGTCATTAAACTTGCTTGGGAAAATGTCATTCAACCGTTCGTAGAATGGTTTATGGCCAATATCTTACCCGTATTGATGCCAACCATCAAGCTTTTAATTGATTTTGTTGTTGAATCCATCAACATGCTAGCTGACTACATCAGTGGCTTGCTTGAAATTATCAAAGGGATAGCCGATTTCATTGTTGGGGTCTTTACTGGTGATTGGGAGTTAGCATGGACAGGTATTAAAGAAATCTTTAGTGGCTTCACAGATTCCATACTTGCGCTAGTCGAATATCTCTGGAATATGGGAGTTGCCGTATTTGAGTGGGCATGGGATACCATTATCGCTATAATTAAGGCTGGTTGGGACGGAATCGTTAGGATTTTCAGCCCTATAGGCCAATGGTTTAGCGATCGTTGGAATGACATTGTTAAAGCCTTTAAAGATGCAGGCCAATGGTTTAAACAGAAATTTGATGAATCCTATAAGAATGTCCAAAACGCATTCTCAGGCATCGGAGGTTGGTTTAAATCGCGTTACAACGATACGACTAACGCATTTTCAAATGTTGGGTCATGGTTTGGCAGTACCTTCCGTGGCGCTTGGTCAAACGTGACTAATGCATTCAGTGGTGTGGCTAACTTCTTCAAGGGGATCTACAACACTATCAAGAATTCATTTTCTAATATCGGTGTGGCTATTGGTTCGGCAGTGTCCGGAGCTTTCCGCTCTGCTATGAACGCAGCCTTTTATACGGTCGAAAATGCAGTCAATACTTTTATTGGCATGATCAATGGCGTTATTGGAGTCATCAATAAGTTGCCTGGTGTCAGTCTTGGTCATATCGGACGTGTCTATATTCCAAAACTTGCCAGAGGTGGTATCGTGGACAATCCAACACTTGCCATGATTGGGGAAGCTGGTAAAGAAGCGGTCGTTCCGCTTGAAAATACCGGATTCTTGCAAACTATGGGACGTGTCGTAAGTAGCGCAGTCGTTACTGCCCTTGGTGGCGGTAATTACCAATCTCAAGGGTTTGGTGATGGCGACATCATCATTAACATTGGTGGTAGCGAATTTGGTCGTATTGCCATCAAAGAAATCAACAAGGAACAAGCTCGAGCAGGTCAAATCCTGCTCAACATTTAATTTAGGAGGTAAACATGAGTCAATTGATCATCAACGGAGTCACAGTTGTGCCTCCTAAATCATTTCAGGTCGGGATCAATGATGTCGATGGTGAAACCGGACGTAACGCCAACGGGGACATGGTACGGGATCGCATCACAACTAAACGAAAGCTAGAGTGTGAATGGGGAACCTTAACACAAGCAGAAATTTCAACAATTCTGAAAGCTGTCAAGCCTGTATTTTTCCAAGTCTCGTATCCTGATCCAGATTTAGGCCAGACAACGAAGACGTTTTACGTTGGGGATAGAACATCCCCGGCTTATTCGTTTAGCAATAAATTAAAGCCCTGGAGTGGCTTAAAATTCAATCTAGTAGAAAGGTAATGGTATATGGTGACGTTTAACGAAGCAATGCTTTCGACAGATCGGACATTAGCTATCAGAGTTGGCGACTACACGTCCGAAAACATCAAGGATGCTAATTTTAAGTATGGCTATATCAGCGGCGAAGATTTTACGCCCGGCGGAACATATTCAAGCAGCGCAACGATCACGTTTACTAGCATTATCGAAACCTTTAAGAAATTAGACGTTATCGCGCCTGAAATCGGTCTGCTAGTTGATGATGCTTTTGAATGGGTCAAAATGGGCAAGTATTACATCGATGATATCAAAATTGATAGAAACTCAAATACTACACAGCTTGAACTTATGGATGGCATGTTTAAGCTGAATGAACCGTTTAAAACAGACCTGAAGTATCCAGCACAGTTACGTGATGTTATTAAAGAAATTGCTACAAAAACCGGAATAACGCTTGCTAGTGATAATTTTGGTATGGTAGCCATTCAACAGCACGTCGATAAGCCAACAGGAGACAAGCTCACATTTAGAGACGTATTAAGTCAAGTAAGTCAATTGCTTGGCTTTTCTTGTTTCTTTAACCGAGTTGGGAACTTGGAAGTTCGCGGTCTGACGGAATCAGGCATCACAATTACAGCTGATAACTATTTTATGCACGGCTTAGAACGTAGTGAAGTTGAGTATCAAATCGCAGGAATTACTTGCCGGACAACAAATGATAAGAAACTAACAGTAGGTTTGCAAACAGGACGGTCTTTGGAGCTTGAAAATCCGTTAGCTACGCAGGAGCTACTAGATGCCCTGTACTATGATTTAAAGACTCTTAAATACTATCCTTTTGATTTGAGTTACCAAGGTCATTTAAAGTTAGACGTTGGTCAGTGGGTGACTATTAAGACTAACAAGAACGAAGTCTTTAAAGTCCCTGTACTTTACCAGTCATTTAGCTTTAGCGGTGGTCTAACCAGCACTATCAGCGCTGACAGTGTGGCTGGAAATGATGCCCAGTACACTTACGGTAGTTTCTTAACCAAAAGAATTAATCAGCAATCAACTCAAATCCAAGCAGAAGTACAGCAACAATTGCAGTACGCTAACAGTGAGTTCGACAGAAAGCAAGCTGAAGCTCAAGCAGAAGCGCAGGTTTATCAAGAAACTATTAATCAGCAGATTGCGAACTCAAAAACTGAAATTGAGTCACAGATCAGCGATGCTAAGAATCAAGCGGAAATCAACGCAAAGGCTTATGCCGATGAAATCAATCAAGCCACAGCTGAAGTTGCCAGATTAGCTCAAAACGCTGCAGAATCGTTTAATAGAAACTTAGCCGAAGTGTCTATAATTGCTGATCAAGCCAAAGCTGATGCTGCTAACAGTATTGCTCAAGCTTTGCAAGCTAAAGCCGACGCAATATCTGAGGCTACACGACTAGACGTAGCCGAGCGACAAGCTACCGAGACGAAACTAGCCACAGCAAAGAGTCAAGCTATCGCTGAGGCTAACAAGCTGATTGAGACAGCTAAAAGCCTCTTAGCAGGTCAAATCGAGGGTGTCTCAACAGACCTTACAAAGACAAAAGAGTCCATCAAGCTACTTGCCACAAGAGCAACCGTTGACGCTCTGATAGGCCGTATCTCATCCGCTGAATCCACCTTGCAAGTCCAGGCTGTGGAAATCGCAAGCCGTGTCAAAACAAGTGATTTTGACCAAGCTAAGCAACGAATTTCAACGGCTGAGAGTTCAATTACTCAGTTAGGGAACAGGATTACTACGGAAATCAGTGAGACAAAAGCTTTGATTCCAACCGAGTTTTCAGGAGGGAATCTAATTTTAAATGGAGGATTTCCGAACGATACTAGTTATTGGTCTGGGCCAATAGAAGTAGGTAAACATTCTACTTATTACTCTGGGACACAGTCAATGTTTCTTGTGAAATCCAAAGGGGACGAAGTCAGAGTATCTACAAATCGCTTTAACGTCAGACGAAATACATCATATACGATTTCGTTCTATACCCTGATAGGCGGAAATGTTTCAAGCGTAGACTTTTTCTTTTTGGGACGAAAAAATGGAGAAATAGATAATTTCACTCAAATAGTACCGTTACAACGAGATAAACCTAATAATGGTTCACGACTTGAATACATTAGCTATACTTTCAATTCTGGAGAAAGTGACACAGGATTCATAAGGTTTGATAACAACGGTTCGAAAGATAACTACATTGCAAATATGTACATTGCTGAAGTAATGCTTGTTGAGGGGAGCACTCCTAGAAAATATGAGAAATCAGCTGCTGAGTTGATGACAGAAATTACATCTGTTAAAACAATCATCACACAAACTGCCGAAGGTCAAGAACAGCTATCAACTAAACTTACCGAAACGCAAGGAAAAGTGACAGCTGCTGAAACCAATATCAGGCAGTTGGTTAACGATGTTAGTTCAAAAGTTTCACAGACTGATTTTGATAATGTTAAAAAGACGGTTCAAAGTAATAGCACAGCGATTACTCAAAATCAGAACGCTATTAACTTGAAAGCTGATAAAACCGTAACTGACACATTAAGTCAAACAGTCAATCAAACTAAGGCTGATCTAAAAATCACTTCTGATGCTGTCAATACAAAGGTTTCTCAAACTGATTTTAACGCTGTAAATCAACGCTTATCCACCGCTGAGACGACAATCAAAACTCAGGCTGGACAAATTGAGCAACGATTGACTAGTACACAGATTGAGTCAGCAATTACTGAAAAAGGTTACCAGACTAAAGCACAGGTTGATAGCAATATAGCTGGTCGTGGGTATATCACGAATAGTGCTCTGCAACCTTATGCGTTGTCTATGACTGTGCAAAATCTTGTCCAGGAGACGGCTGATAGTTTCAGCCGGACGATTAGCGAGACTAAAGCGCTGATACCGACTTCTGCCGGCGGGGTCAATAGATTTGTGATTGACGGAATAAGTAGTCGTCTAACAATCTTTGAGAGTGGTAGATACTCGGTTGTCAATAAGTTAGACTACAGCACGACTTACACCGTTTCAACAAACATACCGGTTGGGGCTGATGGTTACGCAAATGCGTTTGCAATAATTGATGGTCAAACTGTCAGTACATCCGCTAACGGGATAGACAATACAACACATCGGACATTATCAACCAACGAATTAAACAATAACGTCTATATTGTGTTTCGCAATCAAGCCATCTTTGACAAGGTAAAATCTGGAGAATATATAGTAAAGATTGAGAGAGGGATATTAAGGTCTGACTGGGCACCGGCCTTTGAAGACCTAACCACAGTCACCGCTTTTAACAAGATCAAGGACACAGTCGATGAGCATAAGCGGACACTGGCAAGTAAGTTAGATGCGACAGAATTATCCATCCGCTCTGACGGATTCGTTGTCAAATCAGGCAAATCAACGACAGACCTCGCAAATGCTATGGGGTCTTATTTTAGTGTCAATCAGTCAGCTATCAATCTGTTTTCAGATAAGATTAGCGTTAAAGGTTCCATGATTGTTAACGGTGCAATTACTGCCGACAAGATTGCAAGCAAAGCGATTACGACTAGCCATCTTTACGGTAAGATAATTACCGCTGATGTCATAGCGTCAAATGCTATCACGTCAGATGCTATCAAAGCCGAAGCAATTACCACAGCTAAGATGGCAGCTAATAGCATCAACGGCGACCGTATTACTGCAGGTACGCTGGACGCTGGCAAGATTAAAGCTGGCTCCATCACATCTAGTCAAATCGCAAGCGGTACGATTACAAGCACGCAGATTAAAGCGTCAACTATTTTAGGCTCTAATATCGCTGCTAATACCATTACGGCTAATAATATTGCTGCTAATACTATCACAGCCGATAAAATTAAAACCGGTTCGATTACAGCTGATATGATCACTGGGGGTAATCTAAAGAGTACAAACGGAGCGACTGTATTCGACTTGAACGGAGGGAAGCTAACTTTTAATAATAATTACGGATATATACAACGTGTTGCGAATGACAAAATCTTTGAAATTTCAACTGCGCTGTATCCGAAAAGTAGCTATTCCGAAGAATATTTGACTTCCACTTTTAACATTAGAAAAAGTGATAACAGCAGACAGTCTGGTGTAAGGTTCACTCTTTATACTACGATAAACAACAAACCTACAGCCGAAGCTAAAATAAACGCTGACTCGTTATTGATAAATGACTCTGAAAGTACAAGGCTATTTTCGTTGCACGGTAAAAATACTTATTTGGGTACTTTTAATCTTCAAAATTGGGGAGATATTCCTGTCGCTCAGGTATACGGTGGATTAATCGTTAAGGATATCGGAATCGGCGGTCATATGAAATCACTGTTAAATGTCGTGGAAGAACTATGCAACAAAGCCAATATTATATGGGTTTAGTAAAGGAAATAAAATGAAATTTGAACTTAAAAATAAAGATTTAAACAGTTTTTTGCAAACTATCGATAAATTAACCGTTTCGTCTATGCGTGTTAATCGAGGCAAAGCGAAAGTCTACAGTGCCATTAGCGACAAACTAGAGGAGTACGGTCGCGATGAGGGAGAAATCTTAGAAAAAAACATCGTTACAAATGAATATGGACAGTTAATGAAAGAAGAAAACGGCGATTTTATCTTGAAAGAAAATGTAACGATTACTGAGATCAATCAACAGTTATCAGAATTGCAAGAGGAAGCCATCACAATTTCTAGCGGTGATTATACGAACCGCTTTACAGATTTCTTTGACTGGCTTTCTGACTGTGAGGAAGAATTTACGACAGCTGAGGTTATCTTAATTGATAATCTTTTAGAACAATTTGAAGCACAAAAAGGAGAATAACTATGGCTTTAGAAACAATTAAAACAACTCGTCTTGTTGGAAATTTAAAAATCGGTGATGAAACAGTCAAACAGTACACTGTCGACGTCAACGAAGAAGGTGTCTCAACAATTTACGAATCTATGTATAACTCCGAGTTATACGCTAAAAACCGCACAGAAATGCGCAAGCAGGAGAAAGAATTCAGTGACAAACGTTATGAGCTCGAGGATGCTATCCTAGCGGAATTGGAAGTACCTGAAACCGCTGAGCAATAAGGTGGTGAGTAACTATGCCAGGTCAAGAAGTTATCCACGAGGCAATTAAAGCATCATGGACCATTGAAAAAATTGGTGGTGTGCTGGCTGTTGCTATTATCATCGTGATTATCTTACTAATCAGCGTTCAAGCGTGGACGAATAAAAAGCTAGTTAATAGCTTCCACGAGACTAACAAAGAGCTATTATCATCTAACAAAGAGATTGCAAAGGAAAACCAAAAACAAATGGCAAAATTAACAATGGCAGTCAATAAGTTAACGCTTGAAACACGTACAGATATCACTGTACTGAAAGAAAAAGTGGATGGTTTAGAAGATACCATTCGCGACAGGCAAATGATGCCTTAGAAGGAGAATGACATGAGTAAATATGCTAAGACTCTAGGAATTAAAGTAGTTAAAACTATGGCTCAAACAGCCATCGGTGCTATCGGCTCGACTGCTTTGATTACAGAGGTTAATTGGGCAGTAGTTGCATCTGCCACAGCACTATCAGGCTTGACCTGTGTACTGATGAATTTAGCAGATCTTAAGGAGGAATGACATGGCAATTAAAACAGGAACAGTTAGCCGTAATGGTGATATTTTTTCATATCTCATCACAGATTACGATGCCAATCAAATGAATTGTGATTCAAGCCGTCGAACGATTGACCGAATCTATATTCATCACAACGCTGGGACGTCAGACGAAGGGGCACGCCGTACATGGTACACAGCTAGCCAAAAAGGCACATCAGCCCACTATCAAGTGACACCAACCAAGATCTGGGGCTGTGTCAGCGAAACTTATACCGCTTATCATGCTGGCAATTACGTTGAAAATCAACGTTCTATCGGCATCGAACACTTGAATAATGCAGGAGCTCCAAATTGGACTATTGCAGAAGAAACCTATAAAAACTCTGCTAAACTTATCGCTGAAATCTGTGTGCGTCGTGGAATTCCCATTGACAGAGCCCATATCAAGGGACACAAGGAAGCATCAGCGACAGCATGCCCAGGCGGTATTGATGTTGATAAACTTGTCCGTATGGCAAAAGAGATCGCTACTGGTAAGGTAGTAGCTACAGCTAAAGTAGCGACTGCTGCAGTCAAAAGGACTGTAAAACAAGCATATCGCGCTGATGAAGTTAAATTTGTTAACGGCATTTACCAAATCCGCTGTAATGACTTAGCTCCAACGCATTTCGACTGGACAGATAACGGCATTCCAGTAGCCTTGGTTAACTGGGTCAATGCTGACGGATCTAACATCGCTGATGAGGCTGACAAAGACTTTAAGGCAGGTATGTACTTTAGCTTTGAAGGTGATGAAGCCTATATTACTGACACTGGGCAAGGCGGCTACAATTACGGCTATTACTGGCGTAAGTTTACGTTTGGTCAGTACGGCACGGTATGGCTATCTGCTTGGAATAAAAACCATTTAGTTAATAAATAA